GACGGCGGTGCTAACAGACGCTATGGACTGGCAAAAGGATGAACACCATCACCGACTACGCCATGCCGCTCATGGAGATCGAGCGCATGGCCCGAGCAATCCACGACCTGTGCCTTGAGCGCAAGTACGGACAAGCGCGAGAACTCACCACTCACCTGGGTGTTGAGAACCGCATCCTGCAAGCCACGCTTGCACTACTTGAAGAAAAGGAGAAAGCATTTGCAAACCCCCAAGAAGTTCAAGCTCAGTAACAAGACGTTCACCGTGCGTGTGGTGGACACGATGCCCTGCCGGGGGCACATGGGTGAGGTGGACCACGACAAGCGTGTGGTCACCATCGCCACCACCAGCAACCTGACGGGCCGGTCGTTCAAGACCGAGGAGGTGTCCGACACCTTCTGGCATGAGGTCACTCACGCCATCTTGCAGGACATGAACCACCGGCTGTGGAACAACGAGAAGTTCGTCACACGCTTCGCCAACCGGCTCAACGAGGTCATCAACACAGCGGAGATGTAATGGGTAACGCAGTCACTTGGAGCCATTCAGGCCTGAAGAAGTTTGAGCAGTGTGCGCGGCAGTATCACGAAGTGACGGTGCTGAAGCGGTTCCCGTTCACAGACACCAAGCACACCATCTACGGCAAGGATGTTCACAAGGCCATCGAGGACTACGGGCGTGACGGCACACCGCTGCCGCCAGAGTTCGTGATCTTCCAGCCAGTCGTAGACGTTCTCCTTGCCAAGCCTGGGAGGAAGCTGTTCGAGCATGAGATGGCGCTGACCAAGGACTTGCGACCCTGTGACTTCAAGTCTGACGACAGGTGGGTGCGCGGCATCGCGGACCTGCTCATCGTGGATGACGACAACCTGACCGCCCGGGTGGTGGACTGGAAGACGGGCAACGACAAGTATCCAGACAGGGACCAGCTAACGCTGATGTCCCTGATGGTGTTTGCCCACTTCCCCCACATCCGCTCTGTCTCGTCTGCCTTGGTCTTCATCGTCAAGGGCAGCATGGTCAAGCACAAGATGTCCTACGAAGACGCAGAGGCTGCGTGGTGGGACTACCGGGAGCGCGTTGCCAAGCTTGAGGCAGCGCACGAGTTCGACGTGTGGAACCCCTCACAGAGCCCGCTGTGCGGATGGTGCCCCGTCAAAGACTGTACGTTCAACACGAAGAGGAGTTGATATGACCCAGGTCAACGGCAAGCGTGACTACAAGCACGCGTACAAGCTGCAGAAGGCAACCGGCGAGACCGCCGATCAGATCGAGCGCCAACGCGCACGCAGGGCCTACGACAAGGAGGGCATCGACCGCGCAGGCAAGGACATCGACCATGTTAAGCCGCTGCGCAAGGGCGGCAAGAGCACCCCCGGGAACATGCGCCTCAGAAGCCGCAAAGCAAACCAAGCGGACAACGGCAAGTAAAACAACGGAGAAAGCACTTGGAGATATTCGACAACCGCATACTGCTCTTCAACACCCGACACCCGCACCGCTACAGCATCATCCCCAAGCACAAGGTGCTGCCCATCGAGGGTGGCTACCAAGTCGCTGTCCACTGGGGCCTTGATGAGACGCGTGTGCTGCGCAACCTGGGTGTGAAGAACGTCCCCTCTCCCATCCAGGGGAGGTATGAGTGGCCTGGGCGCTACCGCCCGATGGACCACCAGCGCGACACGTCAGCGTTCCTCACGTTCAACCGGCGTGCGTTCGTGCTGTCAGAACCCGGGACGGGCAAGACCCTCAGCGCCCTGTGGGCGGCTGACTACCTGATGAAGCGCGGTGAGGTCAGGCGGTGCCTGATCCTGTGCCCCCTGTCGATCATGCACAGCGCATGGATGCAGGACCTGGGCAACTCCGTCATTCACAGGAGCGCAGTGGTGGCCCACCACGCACAGGCTGCGCGACGCATCGAGCTGATACAGGAGGACTACGAGTTCGTCATCACGAACTACGAGGGCCTCAATTTGATTGCGAATGAGGTCAACAACGACGGGCGCTTCGACCTCGTAATTGTTGATGAGGCGAATGCATATAAGAACCCACAAACAAGACGTTGGAAAGCACTCAATTCAATCATCAAGCCAGAGACGTACCTGTGGATGATGACGGGCACGCCTGCTGCGCAGTCTCCTGTGGATGCATACGGCCTTGCTCGGCTGGTCAACCCGACCAACGTGCCCAAGTTCTACACGGCGTGGCGCGATCAGGTGATGCAGAAGATCACCATGTTCAAGTGGGCTCCCAAGCCCGACGCTGCTGACCGGGTCTTCGCTGCGCTGCAGCCCGCCATACGCTTCACCAAGGCGCAGTGCCTGGACCTGCCGCCTGTGCTCACGACCACACGTGAGGTGCCGCTCACGCCACAGCAGGCCAAGTACTACAACCTGCTGCGCGACCAGATGGTGGCGATGGCTGCGGGCGAGACGATCACTGCGGTGAACGCAGCGGGCGTGCTCAACAAGCTCCTGCAGATCAGCACCGGGGTGTCCTACACCGACAACCAAGAGGTGGTCGAGTTCGATGCCACGCCAAGGCTGAACGTCCTGCTCGAGGCGCTGGAGCAGACAGACCGCAAGGTCATCGTGTTCGCGCTCTTCCGCGCTGCCATCAGCACCATCAGCGCCTTCCTCACCAAGAACGGTGTGGCCTGCGAGGAGATCCACGGCGGGGTCACAGCAACCAAGCGCGGCGACATCATCAAGCGCTTTCAGACGCAGCCCAACCCGAGGGTGCTGGTCATGCAGCCCCAGGCCACAGCACACGGCATCACGCTGACTGCTGCGGACACCGTGATCTTCTACGGCCCGCTGATGAGCGTGGAGCAGTACGTGCAGTGCATCGCCCGGGCCGACCGCAAGGGGCAGTCCTCCGACAAGGTCACCGTGATCCACATCGAGGGGTCGCCGGTCGAGAAGCGCATGTTCAAGGCCCTGTCCAGCAAGGTGGACGACAACGCCCTGTTGGTCAAGTTGTTCGAAGAAGAAATTTCAGGAAGGGGGTTGTCGAAGTCAGCTTGACAATGTACAGTGTTGGACACCAACTCAAAAAAGGAGAAAGCATGGAAGACGAATTGCCCGTAGACAGGCTGGTCCGCATCTACATGAAGATGCGCTCGGCCATCCAAGACCTCGACGCCCAGATCGAGGCGATCAAGGAGCAGCAACAGTCCGTCAAGAACGAGATCAAGGACCGCATGCGGGGCACGGGGGTCAAGTCCCTGCGCACCGACCACGGCACCGTCTCGCTGATGGAGAAGACCCGGTACTACACCAACGACTGGGACAGCTTCAAGAAGTTCATGGTGGAACACGACGCGCTCGACCTGCTGGAGAAGCGCATCGCCCAGTCCAACATGAAGTTGTTCTTGGAAGAAAACCCTGGGTCCATTCCCCCAGGTTTGAACTCGGACACCGAGTTCGACATCTCTGTGAGAAAACCGTCAACTAAGTGAAAGGCTACACATGAGCAACATTGCACTTTTCTCCGGCTCTGCCGTTCCCGCGTTCGCCAAGAAGGGCGAACTGTCTGCCCTCGCCAAGTCCCTCGCAGGGGGTGCCGGTGGTGGCGGCAAGCGCATCTCGATCAAGGGCGGCGTGTTCCGCCTGATGGTGGACGGCAAGGAAGTTGCCGCTGTCGATGAGCGCTTCCTCGATGTGGTTGTCGTCAACGCCGCTCCCAAGATCGGGCGTACGTTCTACATGAAGGCGTACGACGGCGACACGCCCAGCGGCCCTGACTGCTGGTCGGCTGACGGCGAGAAGCCCGACGCCAGCGCAGCCACCCCCCAGGCCACCAACTGCGCCTCGTGCCCGCAGAATGTGAAGGGCTCAGGGCAGGGTGATAGTCGCGCCTGCCGCTACAGCCAGCGTCTGGCAGTGGTGCTGGCGAACGATGTGGACGGCGACGTCATGCAGCTTCAGTTGCCTGCCACGTCCATCTTCGGCAAGGAGGAAGGCGACAACCGTCCGCTGCAAGCGTACGCCCGGTATCTGGCTGCGCAGGGCGTCTCTCCCGAGACCCTGGTCACGCGCATGAAGTTCGACACGAAGTCGGAGAGCCCCAAGCTGTTCTTCAAGCCGATGCGCTGGTTGAGCGAGGACGAGTACGCCTCGGCTGCGGAGCAGGGTCAGTCTGAGGACGCCAAGCGTGCGATCACCATGACCGTGGCGCAGACCGACAAGGTCGAGCCGATGAAGCTGGAGGGCACCAAGCCCACCCCCAAGGCTGCTGCCAAGCCCGCACCCGCTCCTGCGGCTGAGGAAGAAGAGGAAGAGGCACCGCCGCCTGCACCCCGGCGTGGCCGTCCTCCCAAGGCCAAGGCTGAGCCTGTGGAAGAGGCTGAGGAGACCGTCGAGCCGACCGTGCGCAAGGAAGAGAAGGCTGCACCCGCTGCACCCAAGTCATCTCTTGCCAAGCTGGCGGCTGATTGGGATGATGAGTGACTTTGATGGGGGCTTCGGCCCCCTCTTAACACCATGACCTACTCTGTCAAAACCGTGCTGGCGGTGAAGGACGCTCCCAAGAGCCTGGGCAACACGCTCGGGCGTCTTGCTGTGAGCTTGGACTTCAGCGTCTTGCGCCTCGCCAAAGCCACTGGGGCATCACGCCAAACCGTCTACACATGGATGCTTGGCGGCAATGTCCTCAATCCGTATCAACCCCGCGTCGAGCGCCTGATCGAGATCCTCAGAGCCGCCAAGAACGCAGAAACCGCATGGGTGCAAATATGCAAGGAATTCAACCTTCAAGCCTGACGCCAGAGGAACTGGTCCGGTATGCCTACCTCAAGAACGACAACGGCTTGCCCAAGGACTGGTGCGATGCGCTGATCAAGGCGGTAGAGACGCTGCTGGACGACCTCAAGTAACCCCCCGGGAGCTTCATGGAACCGCTTGAGTTTCTAGCGGCTGTGCTTCCGCCACCCGGTTTTGGGTACTACTGCGCAGCAGAGTTGTCTTCCAAGAAGAAGCAACACGTTTTCGTTGAAGATCTGAAGGAGGTACAGCGTCATGCTGACCAATGGCTGACACAGAGCAAGGACATCTATTTCGCGCTGGCGACGTTCGAGGAGTCGGGCAAGCGCACGGCAGACAACGCCGAGTACGTGCGATCCATGTTCATCGACATGGATGGCTACGCCACGAAGAAAGACGCGGCACAAGCGCTGGGTGGCTTCCTTGAGACCACCGGGCTTGAGGGGCTGGCTACTCCGTGGATCGTCGCCTCAGGCGGCGGGCTGCACTGCTACTGGGCCTTCACGCACCCCGTTGCTGTGGGTATCTGGAAGCCTGTGGCTGAGGCGTTCAAGCGCCTGTGCAAGCAGCAAGCGCTGTCTATCGACATGACGGTCACCGCCGACGCGGCCCGCGTGTTGCGCATCCCGGGCACGCTCAACTTCAAGAAGAAGTACGGCACCCCACGCTCGGTCAAGATCATGACCGAGGGCACCGCATGCAGCTTCGAGGACTTCGCGCAGGCCATCACGGCAGCGCTGGGGCCGACCAGTGTCAGTGCACCAGCACCGTCTCGCGCACCGCTCGACATCCCCGGCAAGCGCATCGAGGCACCCGTAGCCAGCAACGTCAAGCTGGTGGAGAACAGCGTCACCAAGTTCAAGCTGATCATGCAGCGCACGGCGGCAGGCGATGGTTGCGCACAGCTTGCGCACTTCGTTGAGCACGCCGCTGATGACGGCATGGAGCCCCAGTGGCGTGGCTGGCTGTCCCAGGCCAAGCAGTGTGCGGATGGTGAGCGTGCTGCGGTCTGGTTGAGCAGCCTGCACCCCTACGAGCCTGAGCGCATGCAGACCAAGCTGCGCGAGATCAAAGGCCCGTACCCGTGCCTGAAGTTCGACAGCGAGAACCCTGGCATCTGCGAAGGCTGCAAGCACTTCGGCAAGATCACCAACCCCCTGGCGCTTGGGCGCGAGATCCTGGCTGACAACACCGAGAAGCAGATCGAGATCACGCCCGTGGATCCGGACGACCCCGAGGCACCACCGGTCACAGTCACACGCCCAA